CCATATCACCCTCTTCATCGTAAACATCTTGAAGCTGTTGAATAAATTCACTTATTTTCATACTAATATCTTTTATGCCCGAAGGCGTTAAACAATCAAGTATATCAAATTAACAAATGATAATATAAAAATGACTACACCTAGTATAAAAAGAATGACACCTATAGTAGCGAGCCATTTATCTTTAATCAAGTACAATCCGAAAATAGCCATAAATAAACCCAAAAACATTACCATTATTAATGCGATCACAATACCTACACCTCCATTTCGTGATTAATTCCAAGACCGAAGAGAATGTGTTGTAAATCTGATACTGAATGCATATTTCTACGTATAAGATTGTCTCCAATATAAACATACCATGAGTGATTATCTAATTCCAACAAACTCAACTTCAAACATTCTTTTTCGATAAACCAATGATACATGCGATAAAGCATCCACCCATTCTTCTCTAGAATCTCTGGGGTAATAGGAATTGGCGCAATATCCTTAACCCAAGCGCAGCAATCTCCGAAGAGATAACCTTTATCTCCAAATTCCGCACCTTCGATATTCTCTAAGCGGACAACACCTTTCAGAACCGTTCCATCGTCCAACTCCAAAGTCTTTGATGGGTCTGATGATGTTACTCGGTAAACGACATCTTTAGCTGTACCTAGTGGTACTCCGTTTGTCATCACCAAATCTCCTGGAATGTACTTTACTTCTTCCATATTAATCTCCTTTCTTTTTAGGAACATACTCATCTAACTCATCGTCAAACTCATAGCAGTCTGGGCAGTAGTGCTTATCGCCTATCTCTGCCCATTCGGATTCCATTGCTTGCTCTTTGGCTGTTCCTTCGTCCAACCAAGCCACAATGCCATTAAACTCTTCAATGAAGGTCTTTCCACATCTGTCACAAACGACAGAGTACATAGTAACTGACTTAATCATGGTTGCATCCTTTCAGTAAATCGTCAATATATATCCACCTCTTGATAGTATAGTCGCTGCGCTTAAAACTATTTTCATCCCAACCAAAGTTGGTTAGGTGCGAAGTAACATAGTCTATCTCATCCGTCATGTTGAGTGGTCTATGATACACAACTTCTACCAAACATTTATGGTACTTTTTTGGATTTTCATCAATAGCATGCCACAAGTTTTTAAATAACTCATTAATAGCCCACTTAGCACCATGTCTAAACCCCTCTGCTATAAACGGAGCATCCTGTGAAGCAGGATATCTATTGTTGCAATAATATCTTGCTGCTTCTTCGATTTTTTTATCTTCTATCATAATCTACCCTTTCTTTTTTTAAGTTGATTCTTTCTACGTATTCTTCTTTGTGCCTTACCATCTTGTATATCTTCACACTCAAAGTGTGGTGAGCAATACCAAGGTATGCTATTCATTAAATCTTCATTGCCCATAATTAGCCCTCCACGTCTTTACTTGTACCTAACAATAATTCATTGCCTTCGTAAGGAATGCAATATGCCCAATTAGCATAAACGCAATGACAATATCCATCTTTGCCTATATAACCAAACAAATTTGCACGCCAATTATCTGATTTACTATCTCTAACCAACACCCTATCAAATGGTCTCAGCTCAACCTTCGTTTTCAAATCAACAATCTGTTTCTTCTCAGCATCCCAAGCCTTGCCTTCTTTTTCGAGAGCTGAGAAGAGTTGTTGCTTCTCTGAGTCAGTGGCAAGACGGTCTGAACTACAATCAGCTGTGTAGTTTTTAAATGTTTGTATCCGTTTTCCCTCATTATTAAAACTAAAACCAATATAATACTTGCCCCAACAAATATTATTTCCATTCTTCTTTTCTTTGAAGATTCTAATATTTTTTCTATCTAAATCTACTGCCACTATATCCCCATCCTTGAACTCAGGCTGCTTCTGGATTTCAAGTGTTTGCAGGTTTAGCTTACCACCAAATCTCTCCTCAATACATTTGATAAAAGATTTCGCCTCCTTTTCTGATGCTAAAGTATGTAAATTGGTATCAAGAAAACCATCTTCTACCAAATTAATTGTCTTTGCATAGAAACTAGTATAGTTGCCATTTGCCCATCTATCGAAGAGTATCTTTAAACCTCTGCTATTTACCAATACATCGCCCTTCTTCCAGGCGAACTTAGACCAGTCACGCATTTCCTTTGATGGAAAAACGACACATTCTCCATCATCATACAATTTGCCATTTTTATCAAGATATCCTTCTCCACCAACCATAAAACCAGACTTTGAATTATAGAAGGATATTTTGAAACTTTTATCATCTACTTCTTCTAACTTGCATTTACCACAAGCGGAAGAATATAACTTAGTTCCTTGCGGCTTATCCTTTAGGATTTCCGCTACATTAATCTTTTCTTCCATATCTATCTTTCAATTAAGTTAGCTTTCAACTCTCTCAACTGATTCAAAGCATCATCGAGAGCGTTGTGATTATTATTCTCAAAAGTCTTCCACTCCTTTATGAACTCCTTTGCGGTTCTGATGTCTCTAGGTTGCCAAAACTGCCAAGGGAGTTCTCTATCAAAGTGCTCATACAAGTCTTTAATACAGAACAAATCCATAGTACCTTTTGTCCAAATGATAATATCTTTGCCACAAGAGGCGAGGATTTTATCTAACACATCCATTGCTTGCTGATAACTGTATAATGTTTGATTATTGACAACCGGACCATTCTCCTGATTTAACCACCACAGAATAGTTTCTCCTGAGAATGTTCTTTCACAACTATTCCATACTCTCGGATCTATTTGAATTAAGGCTTTACTTAGTAGTTCAAACTTGGAGTCTGCTGCAGCAATTCCTATCTGAGTGATGGCAGCATCGTTTCTTCTACCAAGAGTTTCGATGTCAATTACAATGTTGTTTCTTACTTCTTTTATTTCCATAACTTTAATTTCTTAAAATGTGACATTTAATTACTTTATTGACCGCATTAGGCTGCGATTCATTGAATTGCTTTACAAACTGACGCTCCATTTCCTTTGGAAAGATGGGCTTTGTCGGCTTCGGCATAGTTAGGACGGCTTGAATCCTTGCCCCCCCACTCAGCGTAAGCAGACATCTGCGAGTTATCATTTTACCAAACATCATAACCTTACCCTTTCACATAGTTGATTACGTGCTCCTGGGCTTGCTCATGCAAGTTATCGAAAGCGTCTTCTATAACTTTGGCTGTCTGATCGCCATTAAGGTTCTTCAGCATTTCGCCAACAACTTTTACCTGTTCTTCTATAGGTAAAGAACAGAACTCTTCAACAAGGAAGCTTTTCTGATAATTGTAAGACATATCGTGAAATAAGTCTGATAAATCTACGTTTGCTTTATATACTGACATAATCTTAATCGAAAATATGATGGTTCAACTTTCTCTTTCTGAGGTTTCTCTTAATGACTTCCATATCCTTATGGTCGTTGGTGTGGTCCGCAAGAAGCTTGATGATTTCATAGATGTCATTTGCGTTATCCTCCAGGTTATCGCAAATGTTCTCGTCACCGAAGAAACTCTTAGTGAAGGGCTTCAAGTGGAAATAGTACTTCTTGGCTGCATCCTGCATTTGATTGTAGTGCATCTTCTGCTCGCTCTTGTATTGAACATCAAGTAATTTGAGCATAGACTGCTCATCCCTTATGAGTTGGTCCAATACATCAGACACCATTGCTATCAAGCATCCGTTAACCTGCAGGCGTTGAATAAATCTTTCCTGCTTCACATCTGATGTTATTCCTTTCTTAGAGAGGACAACCTTCAAGTCGTTCGCTGTAACTTTCTCTTTTCCCATTGTCTTACTTTTATTTGTTAAACCACAAACCGGAATATCTCCATTCCCAGTGAAGGCAAGTATCATTAGGCTTCTTGCCTTCACTATAGCATATCTCGGAAGCTATGCAATTACTACATATATGCTTCATAATCATGGAAGTTTAGATACCAAATAATCTATCTCCTTATCCGTAAGCTCCAAATCGTTCTTACGCTTAAACTTGATGATGGCATCTACTCCGACCTCACCTTTAACCAACTGATAGATGGCATCCTCATCAAATCCCTTATCTAAGTCCTTGATAAGTTCCATTCCCAAATCATAGATTTTCTGTTGAATCTCCTTTTTAAGGTCTGCGTTGATTCGCTCTAAAGCTTCTGCTTTCTGATAGAATCCGCAACCGCCCTCAATGGCAAAGTCGTTATTGATGTTCTGACACATCTGATCAATGTCCTTACTACCGAAGAACTGAGCGAAATAGGTATCCCCCTTCAAGGACTGTAGAATATCGATTTCTTCTTGCTTTGTCATAACTAATCCTCCTTGTCTAATTTATCATACTCATTACGCAACTCAATAATTTTATTTGTGAAGTAAACCATAACCTCTTTCAAGAGGGAAAGCATATCTTTATGGTTGAGGATGTCGCCAACCGCTGTGTAGTACTTAAGATTGTCATTTGCATCAAGAAGGTCAAAGCTACCGCAGCATGCCACATTGGTGTTGAAAGACTCTTCCTGGAAATTACCAACTTTAGCTTGATAGCGAATCACCAAGTCTCTGTCTCTTTCGACTCCTTTCAAGTTTAAGTGGACGATAAGTGACTTATAGCCTAAGTCTATACCCTCTACCTCCCAATCAGGGCAAACAGAAATAATGTCCTTTATCTTCTTTGTGGCTGACTCAAACATGTTCTCAATGTTCTTTCTAACCTCTGCCTTCTTTGTTTCAACTGAATTGTTCATAATCTTTATAATTTTAATTGGTTCAACTTGTAAGATAGCGACCTGGTAAACCAAAAGTACTATCTCTTATCTATATGCAAAGGTACGAAAATTTTCTGATATATGCAAATTTACCAACGACTTTTTTAGTTAAAAATACTAAATATGTTAGATATATGCGAATATATCCGTAAATTTGCCAAATCAAAATTTAGAAGATTATGATAGACTTTAATGAACTTTTTAAAAGAAATGACGTTGGCAGCATCATAGGAGAGCTGAAACAATGCGTGCTGGATATTCCACTTTGGAGTACCCTGTTATCTGAGTATGAGCCTATGCTCCATGAAATCGTAGAAGATCACGTTGGCAGACAGGACAGAACGCTTGATGACGGAGTGGTAGAAAAGGCAGCTAGATTGCCTATCGGATTGGAGAAGCTTCTTACACGAAGAATCTCTGAGTTCACAATGGCTATACCGGTCAAGCGTGTATATACGTATGATCAGGCTGACGAGGAACTGAAGACGATTGTGCGTGCCATCGAGAAAATCTACACCTGCGCACACATTGATGCCGTGAACATGCACAGAGCAAAGTGCTATTACGCCTCTTGTCAGATGTTCACGCTTTGGTACACACAGAAGAAGTCTAACAAGCTCTACGGCTTCGACAGCCAGTATAAGCTGAAATGCAAGACATTCTCTCCAATGGATGGAGTTGACATCTATCCTTACTTTGATGAGTATGACGACTTGCTTGCTCTGTCATTCGAGTATAAGCGTAAGGTTACTGACACAGAGCACACCTTCTTCGAGACCTATACCGCAGACCATCATTACAAGTGGGACCTGTCTTCAGACGACGAAGAGTCCGGATGGAATTTGGTGGATGATAATGAGATTTCTATCGACAAGATTCCAGCCGTGTTCTGGTACCGGCACAAGCCATGCTGGGAAGGATTGAAACCTATCCGTGAGAATATCGAGTACACCATTTCCCGAAACAGCGATGTTGTGGCATACAATTCCGCTCCTGTCTTGAAGATAGCAGGTGCCATCGTTGGAATGGAGCGAAAGGGAGAGAGCAAGAGGGTGTATAGAGTCAGCGAAGACGGCGATGTTAGCTACGTGTCTTGGCAGCAGGCTATCGAGGCTCTTAAGTATCACGTTGACACTCTCGTCAAACTTTTCTTCATGCAGTCTCAGATGCCGGACATCAGTTTCGAGAACATGAAGAGCCTTGGCAATATCGGCTACGATTCGAGAAAGACACTCCTCATGGATGCCCATCTTAAGATAGGAGAGGAGACTGGTGCCTGGATTGAAGGCTTCGAGAGAGAGACCAACGTCATAAAGGCGTTCCTTTCCAAGATGAATACGAAATGGGCAGCTAGAATGGATGAGATTACTGTAGAGCACATTATCACTCCATTCATCCAGGAGGATGAGAATACTCAGATTGACAAGTGGCTTAAGGCTAACGGCAATAAACCTCTCGTCAGCCAGAAGGAATCTATCCAGCGTGCCGGTCTTTCCGATGATCCTGACAAGACTTTCAACGAGATTCAAGGAGAAGAGGAAGTAGAGGCCACAAGAACAGCAGCTTCTATTCCTAACTTATTCTCGGAGGAATAGCTATGAGAAAGAAGAAGGAAGAAGAGAAACGGCACTTCTGCCGTGAATGTGCTCATGCTACTGACTTCCATAGTATGAGCCTTAAAGGTCAGCCAATCCTAGCAAAATGCCCATATCAAGAATGGAGCGTTCTTCTCAACTGGGATTGCTGCAAACACTTTAAAATGAAATTGTATGAAAAAGCCAAAACTGCCTAATCAGAAAAAGGCATATAAAGACCTTGGCAAGAGACTGAACGCTTATACCCGGAAAATCATTTCCATCTATGAGACTCTTGCCAAGGAGTCCGCTAAAATCGCCACCTCCACCGACTTCGATGGGGATGGCGAGTTCTCTTTTGATGATTACCCTAGAACAGAAAAGAAGGTGAATGCCTTGATGGATTACTATTCAAACAATATGCAGGCATTGGTCTATAATGGCATATCGGACGAATGGAAGAACAGTAACACGCTGCAGGACCTACTTGCCAAAAGGGTAATCGGCACCTTTACTAGGAAGATAGCGGACGCAAAGCAGAAAGCTTACTTTGAGCACAACAACGCGGCAAAGAAGGCTTTCATGGAGAGAAAGATAAAAGGTCTCGGTCTTTCAGAAAGAATATGGAACCAGAGAACTGATGTAAAGGAGGCTCTGGAGAAAGCTCTGTCCGTCGGCATCGAGAAGGGTATGAGTGCTGTTAAACTCAGTAAGAAGGTCAGTAAGTACCTTAATGATTATCCGTCACTTGCCAAAGACTATAAGAAGAAATACGGAAAAGCCATAACCATTCAGAACTGCGAGTACAGAAGCGTGCGCCTGGCACGTAACGAGATAAACATGGCCTACCGTTCTGCCGAGCAGGAAAGATGGGCTAGAATGGACTACATTAAAGGCAAAGAGATAAAGACAACCAACAATCCTAGCCATAAGCACGATATGTGTGATTTGCTTGCAGGTGTCTATCCGAGTTATTTTCCTTGGGTTGGTTGGCACGTAAATTGTATGTGCTATGCCATCCCGGTAATAATGAGCGAGAAAGAGTTTTGGAGTGGTAAACAGCCAAACAATACTATGCCTAAGAACTTCACAAATTGGGTGGATGATAATAAAGACAAGGTAAAGCAATCATCCTATATCACTCAATATGCCAAGGTTGAGAAAACACAGAAAAAGAAGACTGTTCGCATTCCATCAGTATCGAATGAGACAAAAGCTCAACTCACAAAGTCAATCAACGAATGGGCAACAGAGAATCTGAAAGAAGTTCAGATAAACAAGAAAGAGACGGCAAGGAGGCTTTATTTGTTCTTGGGTGAGAAAGAAATAATCATGAATAAGAAGTTCCTTACGGAGACATATTCTAAGAATATCAATAACTCTCATCTGCCCGATACGATACAAGTTGCCTTGAACATAAAGGATTGGCTTCCTAGCGGAAAGTTCGTTAGAAAAGAGCAAGGCAAACACCACGATTGCTTCTTCAATGTCTATCAAGCTGAATATAATGGAAAGAAAATCGAGTTTAAGACAAAACTCACCGATGGCGAAATCTTATACACGATGAGGTTATTGAAATAAAAAAGAGGATTGGGGTCCTTCCGAAGTCTGCGCCCGAAGGCCGACGTGTGAACGGCTCACCCAATCCTTTATATCTTTCTCCTTTACCGCTGCAAAGGTAATATTTTATTTTGGAAAATCCAAATCTTTTTTAGAATTTTAATTGGTTCAAGCCCTCGCTGGTGCATTTAATGTCTTGTAAGCCTCGAAAGCCAATGTGCTCACGTGCTCACTGATGGTGGTGGAGATTGTCATAATGTCTCCCATAAGGAGCATCGTCTCTCCCTTTCCGACCTCTGTGATGAGACTCAAAAGGCAGTTAATTTCATCCTTAAGCGTCTCGGCTTTCTTCATCAGCGGTGTTGGCGGCTCGACCTTGACCTCTTTCTTCTTCTCACCGGACTGAGAAGCAATACACTTCTCAACAGCCTTCGGCACTCTCGGCTTCGGCAGGTTGCAGATGATGTTCTTCTCCTTCAATGCGAGAAGCCAGCGTCTGCCTCGCTCCGTCCAAAGAGGTCTTCTTGTGTACTTGCCCTTGATGACGTGTGTAGTCACCTCAGTTAGCTGATAGGTGGAGTAGGGACTTGTCAGCATCCACTCATAGCCCCGGTTGAACGCAAGGCCAACCTCCTTCAGCTCTTCGTACAACTTCTGTGCGCTGCTCATGCCCAACTCCTTTGCCATCTGCGTAGTGGAATAGACACCCTTTGTCATGTCGCACTTCTGCACTCTCTTGAAGCATTCATCGATTCTCTCCTGGAGATCACCCATGATTTCCTTCTGTCTTGTTAACCACTCCTGGTCCTTTTTAACTTCGACCATCATTTCCTTTGCGAACTCTTTCAAGCTCATGTCTGCATTTGTTGCCATATTCTTGTTTTATATGCAACCGTCGAGCTCATTTTATAAAGAAGGGCAGCCGCTCGTCACACCCTGAACAAGACCCTCAGCTAGCGTCCCAGCCTCGGCAGGTAGTAACTTACAGTTGCCCTATTTAGTAGGCTCTTAGACAAAATTACTACCTTTATCCTATATGCAAAGGTACGAAAATTTTGTCAGATTACCAAATCTTTTAACCTAAATTACGAATTTAATTTATTGGAAATCAGAGAGTTAGATTTGAGGTAAGCGATAAACTCATCAAGCATTCTTGACGTGCGCTCTCTAATATCCGTTTCTGTAAAATCTGTCAACGTCTGTGACAGCATTCGTAATTCGTGTATCTTAGTTCCAATCCTCTCGCCTGTGGATTTGAACTCACCATTATAATACTTAATCTTGTCAGCAAATCTGTAATCGGATGCCCGAATATTAACTCTTCGCTCCAATACCGATTTGTTTCCCAACATTTCAAGAACCTCGTCACTCGACAATCCACCTTCCTTGACTTGTCTGTTCCTTGGGAAGATGTGTTCAATATCATATGTTGCGTCAAGAGGAAGCAATTCCTGGCTATCGAAAGTGAATGCCCACCACACAATCATCGACTTCGTAATCGCACGAGTGTTTGAAAAACTGAAGTTGTTAAATTGCGAACGGAACAATTCCTCTTGGAATAGATAGTTCTCGAAAGCAATCTCTTTGTTCTCTATGATATTCACCATCTCATTGAATACTGGTGCTCGCAAGGCTGTTATTCCTGGGTTACTGATAGCGTATGCCCAGATAAAGCCTATTAAACGATTCAAGAACAGATAGAACTTCTCGTTGTCTAGCATATTCTCAGCATTCTTATAGTGCATGAAATATACCGATACGATATAAGTCCATAAACTGTTAGGCGCATAATTCAATATAAACAAGCGCTTTAGTACATCCACGGAAAAACGGTCTTCATTCTGAGAATATACATCTTTCCAGAAGTCAGCTAGCAAGACAAGATTCTCTAAAGTCTGCTCTCGTCGAAGTAGGACATATCCATCTTTCTCATAGAACTTTCGAAGTCCTTCTGTCATAGAACTACGATTCGTCAGCAAAGCCCTCTCGTAGTACATATAGCGTGTAAACAACTCATCCAAAGGTGTTCCACGATATGGGTGGAATATTTTTGTAACGAGTTCGTCAAGCTCTTTCCATGTAGTGATAAACTCTTCCTTCTTTCCGATGGATGAGTAGAACTTATAGAGCTGTGCCTTGAAGATGTCTGAGTCAGACAATGGCTTACCTCTATCATTAAGCGTTGAGAATATCCTAAGAGCAGTATCTTGCGACTCAGCCTCTATCGGAAGTAGCACGCAGTTATTAAGAATACGAGCTGGATATAATGCAAAGAAAGAAGGGTATTCTTCAATGAATTTTCCTATCTTGTCTTGAAAGTATCTGAAGTTGGTCGCATACCGACTTTTCCCTTCTGATGTTCCTTTCCGGAGTATATCCATAAACTCTTCCTTGTCGTTATCAGTTGCAACCTCCGAATTTATCTTCAAGTCGTTTGGATCATACTCTCCGAACTCATTTGCTCTCCAAATGCACTTTTCTATATCCTCTCGCATCTTGATTGAACGATTGTCTTTCATGTGCTCCAGGCGATTGTAGAAAGCTCGCAGCAAGAGAAGCAAGGTCGTAAGACGCTGCTGACCGTCAATGATTTCAAGTTTCCCTTCGTCATTACGGAATGTTACTATAGGACCGAGAAAGTAACTCTCTGAAGAATCGAAGCTGTCGCAGTTGTTATTCGGGAATGAAAAGGAAAATAAGTCTTCCCATAAGACCTTACATTCGTCTTCTCCCCAAGCATACGGACGCTGATAATCAGGAATCAAGAACGTCGCTTTTTTATCTTGAAAAAGATACTTTACGTTCTTTTGATCTACTATAAGCTTTGATGACATTGCAATTACATTCTACTTTTCATCAAACTCACCTTTCTCATCAAGATAGCGTACAGCTGCTTTCACGATAAACGAGAATCCTCTGAGTACAAAAGAACCTACCAGGCAAAGCAATGAGTCAATAACGTAGCCAAATGCCTGTACGCTACTAATACTTGAACTTTCATATCCATAACCGCCAGAAGTATTCAAGGCGTTTATCCAAGTTATAATTGAACCAATTATGGCTATAAATGAAACAACAGCTAAAATGTTCGAGATAGTTACAAGATGGTTTCCTACCTGTGGAACAAATTTTCTATTTCCCATATGATGCGCCCGTCATGCCGGTAGCTAAGCTTTAGTTAATAATCCGTCTGTCAGATTAATAACGCATCATATGGTACTTTATTGTGTTGAACCAAAAAAAATCAGATTATTTTTTTTGAGTGACTTTTCGCGCCCTGCATTCAGCTGGCGGTACTCATTGAAATCTTTGTAGTGCTCGACCTTACCGTAAAGCTTCGGGTGGTCCATCATCTTATCAATCATTTCATTGGAGAACTCGTGATATCCGAACTCATGGTCTCCCTGGACGGAACCCATTCCCTGGCTTCTCGACGGCTTGTAATTATAGGTAAAGTTGATGCCTCCCTCATAGGAGTATCTAGCAAGGCTATACGACAGGAACTTGCCATCCTTTCTTAAGATGTACCCATACGTCTGTGTCAAGCTGATAACGCGATAGCCCAGCTTCTTGATTTCCTCCAGATTATCTTTCATACGCATCATACTGATGTCCTCTGAAAAACGCACATTTCTTACATTGAACTCACTGTGTGAATTGACGTACAAATCGAGCTTGTCGATATCCCAATCATCCGGGTATATGAATTTTACCAATCTCTGCAGCCCTCTCTTATAGTTAATGAGAACCGCAAGAGTTGACTTTGGCTTGTAATTTCTCTTAATCTTAACCTTTACTTCCATAGTTATTTCTCCTCGAATTTATAGTTTGGGCAGCTTCTCTTGTTTCCCATCACAAGCAGTACCGGGAACAGCAGACCGTACCTGCAACCATTTCCGTGCTCGTCAGCAGCCTCGCAAGAGAAGCAGCCGTAATACTCGTTAATATTTAATGCTGCCATTACTCGTAATCCCTAATGTTCAACAATACCGGAAATCTCGGCAATCCAGCGTCAGAATACCCTTGATGCTGAACAGTCGCCGCCATACCTATCAATTCTTCCTTGTCGGCTAAGTATTGAGCTCTGAGTGACTTTGAACCTACCGGACGGGCACAGAACTCGTACTCTCCACACTTCAGTTTGAATATAGCGGTACCTGCATCATTGCCCTCCGCTTCCAAAACATCGACCACCTTAAACTCCGTCGTGTCGAACGATTTCAGCTTCATAAGGTCATTACTTCTGCCCTCGGTATAGGTTCCATCTGCATTTCTGATAATGGCACCCTCGTAACCGGTGGAAACGAATATCTTGTGCCATCGCTTGATGTCCTTCTCTGAATGGGCAACGAAAGTCTGCGTAAGGTACACCGGTCCGTTTGGATCAATGGAAGCAAACTCCTCCTGCAGGACTTTCCATCTAGCAGAAAAGCTTCCCGGAATCTGTGCATCGTAGATAACCATACGTAGCTTGTCGGTCATAGCAGAACGGCACTTGACGGCAGAACATATCTGCTGGAAGGTCAATTCCTGGTGGTTGTATATCTCCCCATCCAAAGGAAGCATACCGCGGTGTTTCTCTCCCCAAGCCTTAATCTGAGGAACATCGTATTCCTTACCGCCTCTCGATGTGAGGTGAATCTCTCCGTCTTCTCCTTCATGAAGGATGCAACGAACTCCATCGTACTTAGGCTGGGCGAAGCAAGGAAACTTCGTCTGTGACGGATAATATCTTGTTGCTAACATTGGTTTCATACGCTACTTAATATCTGAGGTTATTTTAATTCTCAATGGAGTACCATTCACTCTGTGCGTGACGAAAGACTCCAGATCCGTATAGAAGCTACTATAGCACTCTACACTAGAGCTTTCTACTTCAATGGTGATAATCTTTTTCATAGCCATTTCCCGTATCTTCTGTGAATTTCATCGTAAATGTAGGCGCCACTCGTATGCGAAGCACTGAACATTAAGATGATGTCGTTATCTACCTTAATCTGATTTGTCCTGACTACCTTGTCATTCTTGACGTGGTCGCAATAGACCGTGTTGCAGGAGTGATATAGGCGCATTGTGCGCCCATATCTGTCAGTTCCTATATTCTCTTTGTACATGGCTAGTCCTCCAAATCTACATCAAAAGCAGCCTCAATAACTTCTTTGATGTCCTCTGTGTAACCGCAAATTCCGTTGTACTCCAGCCAATGATCCAGCAACTCTGTGTTAGTCATTTCGGCTACTTCACTCTCACTATACTCTGCCTCTTCTACGAGGTATTTCATCAAATCATTCTTATCCATATTACTTTATTTTATTAATGTCACAAACTAATACATTACCTACTATTACGTCTCTAATACCTGCAATATTCACAAGCATCGTGGCGTTCTCGTTCTGAGGAAGGTCGTAAACCTTGCCTTCCTCATTAACTACCATCACCTGCGACTTGCTGAGTCGGACCAACTCGATGTGGCCACCTACAAATCCCCTCAACTCCTCCAATGAGAAATCCGTTCCGTTGGATGGCTCCACATTCTTCTGGGCGCCATCCGTGAATATTACTGTTGACAACATAGGCTAATCATTCTCTTTGCATTGTTAATAGAATAAGTCTGTGTCTTGCCGTCGATATAGACATATCTCTGACCGAACATATCCTCAAAAACCTGGATGATGTGCTTCTTGTATTTGAGAAGCTTTGTTTCAAAAAGACCACTCATAACAGTTCCTCCTATATTAAGCGATTTCAAACTTCTGTGTAGGATTGTTCTTCTGCAAGCGAGCAAGAACATCGTCCTGTGACTTCTCGTTTCCGAAAGCCATATACTCTGTAGGCTTTGCGTATCTCTCGCCATTCTTCTTGAATGAATAGATGAGAGCAAACTTAGAAATGTAAACTCTTCCATACTTTACATTCTCTTTTTCAAGTAACTGTTTCATAATCTTTATAATTTTAATTGGTTCAACTTGTAAGGTAGCTCCTGTTTATTCAAAAGTACTACCTTTTATCTATATGCAAAGGTACGAAAATTTTCTGATATATGCAAATATACTAACGGTTATTTTAGTTAAAAATACTAAATTATAATACGCTGGTAATCAGATAGTTAAGGCGCCTACTCTCACGAGCAAACGCCTAATTAACATAGTAAAAAAAGAAATTACAAGAAACCGCCACGTCTGAGCTGTGCATCGGTAGCATTGTTAAGCCACTCCTCGCACTTTTCTACGACGCCCGTACAAGCGTCCGGCGCATCATCGTGAGCGTTATATCCTTCCTTTCTGTAGGATTTCATATCATGGGCGAACTCTGGCCACAACTGTTCCCAATTAGAAGGGAAGACTAGTTTATTGTTTACCTCGCTGGAGCGAGTGAAGATTCTAATCTGTTTGTTCTTCGATTGCGTGAACGTTACGAACTGGGTGATTCTGTTTCCGTGTTCCCTTGTTATGCGCTCGACATTGCGGGCATAAGAGCGGCCACCGTTGTTACTCTCGACGAAACACACGTCTGTCTGATTGCGCTTAACCATATTGGCTTGCGCTGGTTCCGTGTATTCCATCGGTCGCTTGGTGTATAGAACATCGGTAACATAGTAACCGTCATCGTGCGCATCGAAGCATATAGAGCAAAGGAAGTCGAAACCGGTATCTGCCGAGTCTGTGTAGTTGCCAATCATTCTTGCATACCTTCTGTCCGGCAGCTCATCGTATGTTCTGAAGGCATGGTACATAAGACCTTCCATAGGGGTAGGGTTCTGCATGTACTGTGTCTCGAATACGAACTCGCTGGCATGCTTGATTTTATACAGCTCCTCCAGCGTATGCTTCCACGGCCACAAGGCTCTCTCCTTTCCGTCCTCGTCTGTCTGTATTACCGGAAGGGAAACAACCTTCCACTCATTCGGCTCAATCTCTTGCAGATAACCGCACAAGTCGTGCTCGTGCAACCTCTGCATGACGATAATAATTGGCGTATGACGTGAGTTTACACGGTTACGGATGGTTGTCTCGAAACGTCTGTTGATAGACTCTCTGACGTTATCGGACAAAGCATCGTCCGGTCGTAAAGGGTCATCGATAACTATGGCTCCCGAAAAGTGACCGGGGTTGAACGTAGCCATAAACTTATCCATGTTCTTTATGTCTTCTTCGGTCCAGTCTGGCTGACCTGCACCAAAACCTGTGATCTGACCCAAGGTAGATGTAGCATACTCACCACCACCTGCCGTTGTGCTCCATTTTGATCTTGTGTTATCGTTCTTTCTGATTTTGACATTCGGAAATAGTGTTTGAAAATATGTGGAAGTTATCGTGTCCTTGACAGCCATTGAATTGTCCTGGACGAGACTTCCGGAATAAGATATGTGCAGAAACTTTGAAGCAGGGTTCAGCGCAAGACCATATGCGATAAACATCTGTGAACACAAGAGGGTCTTTCCGTAACGAGGGCTGATGTTGATAATCAGCTTATTCGTCTTTCCCCTTATCACATCCATGAGCGCATCACATATAATCCTGTGATGTTCGCCTACTACATACTCACGTCGAGCAGTATAGGCGAACATCTTAGTAGTGAATTGCAGCAGGGACGATGCCACTAACTGCTTATGAAGAAAACGTTGTTTCTCAAAGTCCATTTATCTTCTGTAATTCTTTAATATCATCCAAGGACAGTTTAGGGAACTTGAAGTCCTCACCATCCTTGCCGGTTACTTCTTGAATATGCTTATCTGCCAATCCGTTGAGCCTTGCAACAATGCTGGAATCAAACTGATGAAGCATGGCGCCATCAATCTGCTGGGCCATCACGACATTCTCAATCTGTGTTATCACCTGCTCAAAGCCTGGTCTCTTAAGATTACCTCTCTTGAAATCCGCCCATTTCTGAACGATGCCACAGAAAGCACAAAATCCGACAAGGGTATAGGCTCTTCTGAAAACCCTTACCTCTTGTCTCATGGAATTTGTGGATTTGCCGCTGCCGCCTGCAATGGAATTGCTACCAGTCTTTTGCTGCCAAGGGTCGTTTTCAACATCATCACAGTAAGCTACAAACTTATCCCATAATTCCTGAGAAGACTTAATCTTGTATGGTCTTCCAACAGGATTGGGGATTCTATGTACGAAAGACTTTACTTTCGGCTGTGATGATTCATCTGTCATGGCTTCTTAACTTTTACTAGTTTACCGCAAGCGGAACAATTATACTCATAATACTCTGAAGGCTTGACCTGGATATTCTCCTCAACGCCCTTCATTTCCTCCTTGAACTTCTGATCCTTCTGGGCTTCGGTTACGACCTTCTTAGCCGTATGGTTAGTCTCAGCCTTTGAAGGTGCGGCCGCAGGCTTCTGTTCTTTTGGCTTAGCGTTGAGTCCAAGCATACCGGCAATGCTCTCATCGAAAGCAAACTGAATGCTGTTAGGATCACCGAGATAGGAGAGCTCCTTGCGAAGCTTCTTCTCGTTCCAAGTGGCAAACTCGGACGTCTTGTCATCAGCGATTCTATACTGCTTAATCTGCTCGTCAGTCAGATAGTCAACACGGATGCAGGGAACCTTATCCATTCCCAATGCCTTAGCAGCCTTATACACACCGTTACCGGTTACAATCACGTTGTTCTTGTCAACGGAAATAGGCTGAGTGATGCCGAAATCCTTGATGGACTGCATGATTGCCTGCACTGCCGTCTCGTCGGTCTTGTGCGAACCGTCATGAGGCACGATACTGTCAATAGGTAACTCAATTACCTTGTCATTAATCTTAATCTCTTCCATACCTGTTAATCCTCAATTTCTATTGTTTCCATATTTCCGCAATATGGGCAAACGACCTTCATATAATGTGAACCGTCCTCGCGCTCTTTGAGAACGAACAAATCCTTGGCAGGGTCTTCCTCCTCATCTGAAGGAGCTTCCTCGCTTTCGCCAGCCTCTTCATTTGATGGAGCCTCGAAGTTCTCCTCTTCCACCTGAGAATAGTCATCTTGGAAGCCACCATACTCTTCTGCCTGCTGGTTGATGCTGTCGAGGGAGAAGTTGAGCATCTGGTTGATATCCTCAAAGAAGAATGCCTGCATATCGGTAGGAACCTCCATGTTGCGCAATTCCTCCAAAAGCTGGTCTTCATCAAAGGAAGATTTCTCTGCCAGCTTGTTATCGAGGATGCGGTACTTCTTTGCCATTTCGTCGTCCATATCCGAGTAAACGACAGGAACGAACTCCATACCCAACTGGTAAGCAGCCACGTATCTTGTGTGACCGGCAATGATTACACCTGCCTTATCAACGAGGATAGGCTTAACGAATCCAAAACGCTTGATACTCTCCTTCGTAGGCTCAACCGCATTCGTGTTGTCACGAGGGTTGTCATAGTAAGGAAAGATTTCACTGAGCTTCACTGACTTTACTTTCATTTCTTATCCTCCTTCTTCTTGGCTGTCTCTCTTGCTACGCGTCTCTCGTCGACAACCTTTTCGATAGCCGCATTATACTTATAATTCTTGAAAATCTTGGCGAAACCGGTTACATACTTAAGCTTTACAAGCTCTTTCTGCTCCAGACCTACCTTTTCGCAAATCTCACGCTCAGACACACCATCTCTGAGCATATTGAAAACGATGTTTACCATTCCATCTACAGAGTGACTTCCACGGGCACGGTTGTGTCTTACGGTTGAAGCCATACGCTGGTCGATGTCCTTGTCTAGGACCACAATCGGCAGCTTTCCGCCACATCGCTCATTGATGTCCGCAAACTTGCGAATAACGAGGTTTCTGTGGAAACCGTCGATGATTACATACTTCTGCAGCTTCTCGTCCCAAATGGTAACGATAGGCATAGTGTAACCGTCTTCCCTCACGGATGTATAGAGAAGACGCATTTCCTTATCTGCCACATGGTTAGGGTTGTAGTTGTTGGCTACAACCATATCCTTGTCAACCCAAAGCACGCAATCTACAGGGTTGACTTTCTCCGGAGATAAGGAACTGATATACTTTCTGAGGTCGTTCAAAAACTGCACCTTATCCTTGGCAGCATCAAACTCCTTCTTGATGTTCTCTTGAAGATTCATATTCCTTATTAGCTTTTTCTATTTTAACATAATTGTCGCTCAAATACTGACGCAAAGAACGCTCTACGCTCTGAATGCGCTTCATTCCGAAATCTTCCGCAATGACGCAGACAGCGCTGGTATAACCAATCTGATGTATTACGTAATCAATGCACTCCTGGCAATGACCGGCTTTAGCTACATTTCTCTTCTTGGCGGAACGGTAGCCTTTCTTAATAGTCTCTGCATTCTTCTTTTCTTCACAAAGATTATCTGCAAGATAGTCAACATATTCGTCCCAATCCTTGAAATAAGGTGGCAAGTTGTAGCAGTATGTTGCCACTTCGTTAAATACGTGTACAGACGTGTTGACGTTTGCTACTCTTCGCACCAGCTTGTCATAGAACCATGGATCAACCTCCTTGATGAAACCTAAGTCGTGGATAGCCTGCTCATGGATGAGGGAACTTACTCGACACGCTCTGAGTGGCTTTTGTGCAGCAAACTGATAGTTATAGAGCTTACAGTACGGAAGCTTGTTGCTGAAGATGTAATACCATACATCATAAACCTTCCAATCCCAAATAGGGTAGAGTACCAGACTTCTCGGTGTGCCGTCTTTATAATATCCGCCACCACCTCCCCATGTAATACCTGGAAGGCACTCGCCTCTAGTAAGACCCGACAATCGTGCCGGCGACTCCTCAATACGGACACCGCCCAAAGTTAGGTAGTCTTTCCCGAAGAGCATTCTGTGTACCTGGTCGAGGGTCTTGGAGAAATACTGATTGTGAGGGATTTCCAAATCGCCATAAGAATCTGGCTCCTTCTCACGAATCCACTCTTCTCCTGGTCCCCATACATTGAACCATTTTCCCCTTGAGGCATTCCATTCCTGGAAGTATGACTGAATCCAATACGGCTCAACCCACGGTAAGTGCATGATGTATCGTACATACTCGATAGTCATTGGAGTCTCTGCCTCTTGGTCTAGGAAGAGGACGGGAATCTTTTCAATTCCCATCTCCTTCATAACCTCGTGCGCAAGGTTGAGAACCACGGTAGAGTCCTTTCCTCCCGACATCGTCACGACAATCTTACGCTTACCATAAAACTCCCGAAAGATATATCTAAATCTTTCAAGAGCTGCCTCATAAACGTTTTTGTCACTGTAAAATATCATTTCTTATTTCTATTGTTTAATAATACCTTGTCGCTGGAATTACTGAAATGGGTGTCAAGGTAATCCTTAAGCCTGCCCATCATTTCATTGTTGTTGTGGCCGCGAGCGGCATTGTGCATGATTGTTGCATATCTCAACTTCTCTTCGTCAAAATCAACAAAGCATACAGGAACCATCTCATACCCGATGACGCAGGCGGCACGGTATCTGTTCTCTCCGTCCACAATCTGCATCGTCGAGCGGTTGACAACGATAGGCTGAGTAAATCCGAAATAGAGCAACGATTTGATGAGAAGGTCAAAACTGTCTGCATCATGCGTATTAGGGTTATAGTCATTCGGATAAATGTCATCAACCTTGACGTATTCAATATGCAGCGGCTTCACCTGCTCAACCTCGATATTGTCCTTTGCCAATTTCAAGGCTAGATTTTCCTTAGAGTTTTTTGTATTCATCGAGAAATTCCTTGTTTACGATTTCCTTAACCCAATCCTTGCTTGACTTAGCCAAATAAGGATTCTTGAACTCACTCTCCCAATCTACAGACTCTACATCAAACTGGTTGTCGTAGGTCTTGCTGTTTCGAGGAATGCCACCTACGGCGCCTGGATTGTTGAATGTGCTTCTGTATGCACCGAAATGCTGAACCAGACCGGGAACGATAGCGTAAAGGTCGATACCCTTTGCCTGAAGGTATGCCTTAAGGCGCGAATCATCATAACGTGTCTGATCATCCGTCATCTTGTTTGATGTTTCAACAAAGTCCTTGGCTAGGTCATTTGGATATACGCTAGCCTGCAGCCAGAAGTTGGTCTTTGTAGAAATAACGTGCTTACCCTTTGCGTAACAATCAGTATAGTCACCATTTGTTGGATTGTAGAAACTGATAACGTTGTTTTCGGGAGCAAAAGAGAGAATATGTAAAATCTTGGCAAGAATGTTGCGGTCAAAGGTAATGTCATCGTGAATAACCATGCGATGAGTTCCTTCCGCTACCTCTTGCGTCAACGCTTGGGAATAATTGTCCCAAAGACCCTTACCACGGTCCATAGAGATACTGACAGGAATACCATAAGGCTTCGTGCTGGTCTCTATCAACTTCTTAAGGTATTTGCCCTCACGTTCTCGCTTCGGAACATTGAGGATGATAATCTGAGAGAGTTTAATCATATGCGTAATTATTTAGTTACTGTCCATTCTCCACCTCGCTTGGCAACCTTGCTTATGGCTACTGCCAAACGATTTCTGTTCATATCGCTACCATAGAAAACCTTACCTGCGGCATAGGCTGCTTGGGCAACAAGTCCTTGACCCATGAAGAAGTCTGTGATAGAGCTGAACGGAACATCCTTACAAATCTTGAACACCGCATCCCATTCATCCATACCCTGGAGTCCCCAGTCTTCTGCCTGCTTGGTGCCTTGGATAATCCAGCACTTGCAATCTGGCTTATGATAATAGGTGTTCTCGTAGATTTTTACATGAGGGAACAACGATTCTACCATAGGAACCAACTGCTTCTTATTTCTGTAGAAGCACTCGACGAATAGTCTGTCCGGATTAATCTGCTCGATGCACCTCTTAATGTGGGCAACGAACTCGTCAAAATTATCAACCGGGCATTGCTTCTCCGCCTTAGTATAATACGCTTTGAGGACACCTTTACTTCCTGCCGGGTCGATGAATACGCAATCGGCATTCTTTGAAAACTCAGGAAGCCCCAAAGTAATATCGGCAATGGTAATCTTGCTACCATTGCCTAAACTGTAAATCTCGCCTTCCGTGATGGGGTATTTATCAATACTGCCATCATAACGCAAACCTTTCTGTGATGTCATACGCAATTTACTATTAAATAATTGTGATACTCTGATACGTTTTCTTCACCAAAAAGACTGCACAAGACCTTCTTTGAATAGAAGAAATGTCTGAACTCTACATCACACTTCTCGTAAGTGACCGGATGATACTTCTCCTTGTAGAACATCAAAAACTTGCGAGCCTTGCACTGCGATATTGCCAGGATGGCATACCGGGAAAGATAAGATGGGGAACCAAACAATGCTACGATATTGTCGAAATTCTTGCAATCCAAGTTCTTCCCATCGAAAGGCTCACATACGACCCTATCCTTATAGGCAGGGTATTTGTTAGTGAACTGTTCCAACATTCCTTTACTAGGGTCAACGCCCAAGTATTCCTGTGGGTCGATTTCTGCAATCTCTGTAAGCAAGCCAGTACCACATCCAATGTCTAGAATTGAACCGCTGAGAGGTGGGAGCATTTGCCCCACCTCACGGTTCTCAACGAGACTCGTTTCATCACGAAACAAAGTGTCGTACTTACTTGCTATTTTATCATACTGGGAATAATTCATTTTCTACTGTTGCCTGTTGCCAGGTGATCTTTTTACTTGAAATGGTTACGAAATTCTTGTGATTGTATATGTTACAATTCGGGAACATCGATTTTAGCTGCATTCTGTCGTAGGTGAAATGATGCATTTCCTCGAACTCTGTAGGGGTGTAGTCATCCTTGTAGAACATAAGGCAATAATCCAGACCACTCTCGCCCAGCTTGCGAAGATACTGAGGCATGAAGTAGGAAGCCGTACCGAAAAGGGCTACCACAACGCTGTCTGCTGACATCCATTTCTTTATCGCCTCCTCAAACGAAATTGTGGAACATCTGCGGAAGAACCCTGTCGTCTTCTCCCTGAACTGCTTGATAGCCTTCTTGCTTGGATCAACACCATAATACATTTCCGGCTTTATCTTGGTATAGGCTACGAAATCTCCGTTTCCGATGCCAGCCTCGAAAAACTTCCTGTCCTTGAACGTGAACATGATTGACTTTGCCATCACGTCCATTTCCTGGTTCGAATAGATTCGCGGTACCGGCCACTCAAGGAAGTCGAACTCGTTGAAAACCTTCTGTCTGTTCAGAATCCAAGTAGTCTCGAATGGATCGCCCATCGTCCAATACTTGTAACCGTCAATGTAAAGGTACGGGAAATTATACTTTCCCCATCTTTCATGGACTCCATTGTCTCGCTGTGCGCTGACGAAGTAATAGAACTCGTCGTTTGTCAATGCGCACTTGTCTCTGTGAATGTACTCATGAGGAACGTCTATCATCGAAGTAGCCCATTGCCACTTACAACGCTTGATGAACTCTCTGAGCTTACTGTAATCGTATTCCATCGCTGCAAATTTAATAAAATATTTAATGATTAAATACTAAAAATCCGAAATTAACTATATTTTAACATAAAATCGTGCATATATGCGTCTTGAATAGTCAAAAATGCCGCAAAATAGGCTCTTTTCATACGCAAAGATACGAAAAAATTCCGATATATGCAAATATATCAAACGGAAAATTTAGCCAAAAATACTAAAAATTACGCCGTTCTGCTTGCTCTGTTCGGAAGCCTAGATTCTATCTGCCACAGATTGTCTTTGATAAGCTTCAGAATGGCATCGTGAAAAGCGGAATTGATGTTTCCGTGGCCCTGGCATTGAACAACGGTAACATCGGCTAAGTTTACCTCGATTGTCTCCATACGCTGACCGTTTACCTTGGCAGAAAGTATGAGGCAGTTCGGCTTTCTATTCACATCGTAATAGCCGTTTCTGAATACGCAGTGCCTCATTTCCTTGCCCTCTTCAAAGAACTCCTGGACGGACTTAAGAACCTGTATGTCTATGGCGCCATCCTTTATGTCAATGTCAAAGAACTGCTTTCTTCTGTCAACATAAACATTAGCCATTGCTTCTGCCTTTTTCTTATTCTCCTCTTCGGCTTTAGCTGCTTGCTCCAGGTATCTGAGTTGCATTTTCTCTTCAGCAATCAAACGCAGCTTAGTCATTCTGTCCTCCATTTTCTTTTTCTTGTTGTCTGCTGACTTTAGCCACTTGTCGTGTGCCTCGCGAAGATTCTCCGGACAAACTATAGAAGGGTTACGTACATCCTTCTTGAGATACGTGATGCTGTCGAGCATATCCCACCACAAGCTATCGTAAATATAAGAAGCCTTTCCGTGTCTGACAGCAATCTTGACGGCTGACATTCTTTCTCTATCGAAGACAGCTTCGTGATACTTGCACGTTCTCCACATATCAACATCACGTCTCATGAGCGTTTCATTGTACGGGTTAGCATTGACGGAACGGAAGATTTCGTCACACGGAATCTTTTTCTTGAAGTCTCTGAGAGCGTACTTATACTTGTCTTGGACTGAAGCGTAATATACTCCATCGAACCCGATATCGCGAGGGTCGCCCAAACCGCTCCATAAAGTATGCGTTCTTACTTCCAGCTTTCCAAAAGCAGAAAAAGCATCTACAATATATCCGCTAGTTCTCTGCTTGGCAAGAAAAACATATTCCCCATCTTTCAACCATTGCTGCATACACTCCTTGAAGTAAATCTTCTCCTTAACCATCTTGTGAAAGCGGTACTTCACTCTTACCTGGAAGTATCTGAGGACCTGCCATCCCTTGAATGTGCATACTAGATAGAAACACCCTCTTGAAAATCTGTCACCATACTTGTAGGCATCATCTTCAGAGATGCAAGTCTTGATGGCCCACTCACGTTGCTTGTCTGATAACTCCGGTATTCTATCTGAGAGTTTTACAACTTCACGTTCTGTCTTATTTCTTGGCTTCATAACTCACATATTTAAAAATCAAACAAACTCAACTGCCCAATCTCTGCATCCTTCTTTCTCTGAGCCTCGGCTTTCTTCTTCAAGCGTTCCTTCTCTGCGGACTCCTTCTTTTTGAGCTCCATGATCTTGGCTTGCTTGAACTCCTCCTCAGCCTTCTTCTCCAGATTCTCCTTGGTCTGGTCTGAGAGATTTGTAACAATAGTGCAATTCTGATTCTTAGTGAATGAGACTTCTTCTTCATTATAATAATGAACTGCCATTCCGTAAATCTCATCATCGTCAAAGCCATTCCTTCCGGATTTCTTGACCTCTGAGATAATAAAGTCGCAGCAATCATCGATGTTCTTGCCCGGCTTGGCATAATCCTTCGCAAAAAGCTCGTCCTCTGCTGCACGCTTGTCAAGATATGCCTTGATTACCTTCTTGAATGTTTCTGTTCCTTTCATAACCTTTCCATTTTTTGAAACCGATAGGCTTGTTTCTGAATCCCTTACGGAATGCTTCTCTCATAGAGATGCAAATGAAATCTACGCTGCATTGTGCCAAGCCCGTACAAAACGCACAATCCTCGCAGTCATCCATTGGTTCCGCCACGTACACGATGCCGTTAATGACTATCGCCGCTTTCTCCTTGAAGACTGCCATTTCTTTTTACCAGCAAAGCCTTTGACCTGCTTAATCTTCTAGCTAAATCAAGTTCTCTGGCTCGAGTTGCTTTTTCGTCAATCAGATTAGCTGCTTTTTCTAGAACGTTAAGCAGTTCTCTGTACTCAGTCTTCGTTGTCTTCACTTCCATAAGCTTCCTGTGCTGTTATGATTCTACAACCAGTGAAATCGTCAGCAGAAAGGACAATCTCACCATTATTAACCTTTTCTCTAATCATAGAGCAAGCATCCGTGTTTGTATCTGCCTCTACGGTTATTGTCTTGCTCAAAGTTTCTTGAATGCAAACATCATATTTCATATTATGTTACCTCCCATGTTTCTATGTTAAATTCGTAACTTTTCCCACTACACTGACTTTGTCCAATGTTGCGCAAATCTCTAAGTTGCTCTTCCGAAGCTCCATTGGCCTCTGCTGTTGCGTAGCATTTCTGGAGGCTGCCAGCTACTCTAAGCAATTCGCCGCTTCCCTTTGTATGCCAGGCATCTTCTTTATAAATCAGATATACCTTCATAATTAAATCTCTTTAAAATGAACACTAGTTTTATCTTCTCGTTCATCAGCAGTACAAGCTAGGTTTGCACAAGTAACTTCTTGATCGTGAAGTGGAACATTCGGTACGCAAACTAAACAATTAACACAATCTCCACGTTCCGCTACCACACAGGTTCTCCCATTTATACTAAGCTTCTGCCCGATAGGATAGTATGCTTGTACTGCCAAACTGCTTACAACGTTAATATTGTCTTCATTACCCATACCTATTTTTCTATATTGTTTAAGTAACGATAATACAACTCGCAATGCTCACAATCTGAATTACAGTCAAGATTGTTTGCACACGACATAACAAAATCACTTCTTTTCATAAGCGCCAAGTAATAATTTATACAAGTCCAAAATCATCTTCTTACAGTACTCCATATCCTCAACAACATCCTTTATGTGGTATGGGGCACCATTCTTTCCGTGTCCGTCGCTATCTAACCAAATATAGGTCTCATAATCGACGTCAAAATTGTCATGATACTCTTTTATGTGTTCAAGCAATTCTTCCGCACTTTCAAATGGTCCGGTTGATATTGAGAAGTCTTGACCTGCAGGTGAATATTTAGAAAAGAGTAATCCTTTCCCATTCGTGTATTCCTCTTCGGTGACAGTCCAGAAATCAGACTCTGCTATTTTTATTAATTCTTCTATTTCCATACTTATTAAATTTTAAAGGTCGGGTGCCGTCTTTCCGAGCTGCCAACAAAATAAAGAACATTATTACTGTTGTTATATAATCAATCCCCGACCTATTAGTGATAATACTACTTGTTTTTACATAAATCACCTCCAATCTTATTAAGTTTAACTTCCATATCCTGTAAATCTGCCTACGGCGGAACTTCTTGTCTCGTTGCACACCGATCCTGGCTTAAGATAGTACTTGTAATGCGTGCTTCTCTCCAACCTCTCACTCCAGCAGAAACCGAAAGCCTCGAACTCCTTGCCGCACCATTCATGACCGTAGTAGTATTCGCTGGCATGCACCTTCTGTTCCTTGCTGAGCTGCAAGAATAGTGCGCGACTCTTGCTAAGTTCCGTTGGGTTCTCCTTGAACTCCTTCTCGATTTGCTTACGCTTCTCGGTATATTCAGCTAATTTCTGCTGATACTCATCCTCGCTGTCGCAAAGATAATAATCTGTCTCAGTCCAACGGCTATCCCAATAGGAATTGGAAGACTGATGTATATGATAAATATTCTTCATAATTGCATATTTAAGAAAGGTAGGCTGCCGTCTTTCCGGCTGCCAGATAAGAATAAGATATCTAACTGGTGGGTGTCCTTAATACCCGTTGAGTTAAACCTTACTTTTGCCTACCTTTATAATAAGTATATAAATCCATCATACTATTATAGAACCACTGCCACGCAACAATTTCTTTCTGCTCCTTAGTAATATTTAGGGCATCGGTAATCAGCTTTCTGCGCCAGTTGATCAACCTGTCGCAAGACTGGGTGATTCTCGCAATCATAACATGGGCGACATTCTCCATCATTACCGCCTCGCCATTTACCATCTTTAGGGCATACTTTTCTGCAGAATCGTGCCAAAGATTGTAGGCAACTGAATCATTGTTGAGCATCAGATAGAGTTCTTCCATATCAGCAGTTCTCTTGTACTGAACCATTTCCTTTACACCCATAGCTATCTCCTTTCCAATGTTAAGCCTATCACGTATGGAAGTGTATGCTGTGGCATTTCTTCCAAATTGATGCAGTTGAATCTACAGATACGTTTCATGGAAGCCTCTTCCTTGTTGATTACCTTGTTAATCAGCTTAGGACTAATCTGCTCGGTCAACTCAATATTGAAGTAAGAGCAGTTTTCATCCATTGATACTCTCGTAGCAATAGCAACCAGCCCGAAGTCCGGACTGAAGAACAGATACTTGCTGCCCGTAAAGATGGCATCTATTCTGTTCTTTGCATTTCCTGTCACTCTTATGATATTCATAACTATTGTTCCATTAAATGTTTGACAAGTTCTTCTTTTGAAGAGAATATATCTCCAATCCTTTTACTTACATAGTTTCTGTCTATCTCTAGGACAACATAATTATTATTTAATGCTGCCTTGAGACATCTTTCTATACGGTCGCGCTCACTGAAAGAATAATAATTTCGATAGCTTGTAGGACACAAATTTATACTCACTATATTGTATATTCTCTCTCCGATATCTCTAGAATGATAATCGACATACAGCTTTTTGTCATCTTCATAGTCTGAAAGAGATATAAGGACGATTCTACCCGAAACAATTTTGTTATCCATCATTATGAAGACCTTCTGTCCGACAGCATATTTGCTCTGGAATGTCGTTGGCAAATCAGAAAAGACTCGTCCACAATCCAGATGGAAGACTGCATACAAAACGGTTCCATTATTGAAAGCTTCCAGGATTCGCTCTATCTTCTCGTTTTCTGTCGGCTCTCGTTCAGTGACGTTTCCATCGTCATCCATAACCTCTATGTCATCTTCCAACGATGTATCTTCATCATCGCTCCAAATAGAAAAAATCTCTTTAAGAGCATTGTATTTCATTATTTCAGAAATACTGTTGATCTTGATACCTACATATCCGTTTCCGAAATTCTTTGTATTCATATTAACCCTCCAGACTATTAATGTATTCCTTACGTGCCTTTACAAAAAGCTTCTTCTTTCTGTCATCTGAAAGAAACTCCTTAACGGTATATCCCAAAGCGATGATACCATTTTCGAACTCAAGTGTAAGGCCACACTCATGATTGCCAAATTCATATTTCAAGGCATCCACCAAATTATCATCGCTGCTCAGAAACTCCTCAGATTCCTTGGCGGAACGTTCACCAAATTCTATGAACAGATGGTAGTCCTTTTTGAGGCAATAAGCACCGGCACCGATTGAACGTATCTTTTCCAGGTCTTCCTTACTTGTGGTAAGACCCCATTCAGTCATCATTTCCTTAAACTGCTTGTCTCCAAATGCAGCCCTCATTGGCAGCTTGTCGAACTCGCCCTGCTGTTGTTTCTTGAACTCGTAATATGTCATACCTTGCCCTCCGTCATCAGTAGTTTGTACTCTTCCTCGCTATCTCCAACGTGACCATACAAAAGACCATCATTCGTATTCTTCCAATACTCGTGAGGAACAGAGCATGGTGTCAAGCTGGCAAGAACCACGATGTAACCTAACGACTTGATAAGATTGAAATTTGAATTTCTCATAATTATTCCCTTTCTATTTTTTAAGATTAAAATTGTATAATAGTGCCAAATGGCTATCATCTAACTCTCTCCAATCATCAACCGTGTCAAGATAAGCCTTGACTTTTGAAAGCGTAATTGGAACTGACGGATAAACAGAACAGAATCTTCGAAGCATGTACTCAGAAAGTGTCTCCATAACTAATCCTCCTGGTCTAATTTATTGTACTCGTTATATTTAGTTTCTACATTATGCAAGAAACTTTTCATTTCAGACTGCAGCTTGTCTTGAAGGTCTTTGTTAGACAGGAATGAGCCTAGAGCAATATAATACATAGCTTTGCAGTTTGCGCTGTCTATATCAATACTGGATGCTGCGTCTATTTCTGTTGTGAACTCAACGTTCCCCTTGAAACCACACTTGCATTCATTATATACAACTGTCAACTCTCTGTTCTCATCGCAAGCTAAAGCAAACTTAACTTTTACCTGATTGCGAGAATCTTGAACGTTCACAAACTTCCATCCTGGGCATGCAGAAATAATGTTTTCTGCATGTTCGCCAAACTGCTTAAACAAGTTCTTAACCTCATTTTCAATTTCGTTCTTTCTTAACTCATTAGAAGTATTCATAATCTTTATAATTTTAATTGGTTCAACTTGTAAGGTAGGCTCTGAATAGTCAAAAGTACTACCTTTTATCTATATGCAAAGGTACGAAAATTTTTCTGATATATGCAAATTTACCAACGACTTTTTTAGTTAAAAATACTAAATTTTAATACTTTGCAACTGTCTGATTATCAGAATGGTGCATCTGTTTCTTCTGGCTTCTCGAAAGGAACCTGCACTTCCTCGTTGATTAAGTTTGTCTTGAAAAAGTTTGTCGTATTCTTGTTGAATCCCATAAAGAATTTGAATGTTCCGATGTTACGTCCCTTGGCAACGTCTATCATAGCCGTTCCGTCAGTAGGGTAGTCATCCTTATTGTCGAATGGGGCAGGGTACGCTCTGTTGTAATACTCTGCTCGATAGACTAGGATGACAACATCGGCAGCTTCTCCTATCTGTCCGCTATCACGCAGTCTGTTCAAGTTCGGCTCGGGACAGTTGCTATCTCTAGACAACTGACTTAGAGCGATGATCCATATGTTCAGCTCCTTGGCGAGGTTCTTGAATCTTCGTGCGGCATCACCCATAGCCTGCTCTCTACTGAAACTCGTACTCCTGGAGTTTACGTTGAGAATCTGCAAGTAATCAACTACGGCTCCGTCTATGTCCTTCTGCATCTTAAGCATTCGGATGGAAAGAAGGATAGAATCTATATTTGACGTGCTCTTGTCATCAAAGAATAAATTCTCACCGGGCAACTTTCCTCTAGCATCATCAATCATCCTTATCTCACTTGGCGCCAGACTGCCCGAATAAAGGATGTTGTTGGCCGGAATGTTCGTCTTGGCGGAAAGCAGGCGTGCCGTAAGCTGCTCCTTCGTCATTTCCATAGAATAGAAAGCAACCTTTGCTCCGTTTTCGATGGCGTGTCTTGTCATACAAAGCGCAAGACTCGTCTTTCCCTGAGAAGTTTCGCCGGCTACGATAATCAAGTCAGACTTCTGCAGACCTCCTTTTTCATCGAATCGCTCCATACCGGTCTTGGTTCCTGTCGTAACACCTCCAACGGTGGCGTTCTTAACCATTATCTCGTTTAGGCTGTTCATGGCATCATTGAGCGTGAACACTCCATCCGCCTTCTCGAATACTCCTCCGATACTCTCTATAGCCTCTTGGTGTGCGTCTGCGGTAAGTACCTCTTCTGACAGTCCCACCTTGGAAAGCTGCTGGCCTACTACCCATAGCTTTCTTCGCCTGCCAAGGTCTTGCAATCTGATGGCATGATACTCTATATGAGCTGACGAAGCAATCTGTGCCGAAATGTTCATCAGGTCCAACGAAGTCACGTTCGACTTCTGCTTGCCAAGTTCGGATGATACGGATATGATATCTATCGGCATGCCGTGCTTGCCCATATTGTCAACGGCTTTCCAAATGTCACGGCATATAGGGTCATAGAAACAGTCTTCATCTAGATACTGACTGACTACGGTATAAGCCGTAGGGTCAATGAGAAGACTTCCGATAACATACTGCTCAGCCTTAGGGTCATTCACTAATGGCTGATTCTGATACGGTGATTGTGCTAAACTCATCTGAACGATTCCTCCTCAAAACTTAAAATGTCAAACATTTCGTGCATTCTATCTACGATTCTTGAATCATCGTACTTCTGTCCTATGTCAACGGCCGTTAGGTTTGAGCTGATAATCGTGGGCAGCATCTGCTCATAGCGATAGTCCAACAACTCGTCAAACGGCTTGTAGTGCATTCCGTAAGCGACAATCTCCGTTGGCTCGGCACCCAAATCGTCAATCAAGAGAAACTTGGCGTTCTTGATTGCTCTGAACTCGTTTCTGTCTTCGTAAATCATGTAAGCCATGTCTCTAGCCTTGATGAAACGCGGATATTTGTCACCCTCGCAATAGCTAATCTTGTTTGAGTCCACAAGATAAACTAGCAAATCTCGAATAGCCTTTAGCATCGTAGTCTTGCCGTTTCCAATGCTGCCGGGCATAAACAGCCCGTAAAAGTTGGTCTCTGTAGTAAGAAAATCCCCGACTTTCGATATTGCTTCCTTTAGCTCGTCTGTGAAGACGAACGTTCTTTTTCTTTTCTCTACCTCTCGTTTGTAGGCATAGTAAAGAAAGTTCTTGGCCTCTCTATTTCCCAACGGCAACTCCAAACCCCGACCGATACGCTGATGTGTCTTTGTGGTCTGGAGCTTTCCATCCTGTCTTTGTGTTGTTTCCATTGTCTGTTACGTTTTGTCTATGATTTTTCATTTCTGATACTATCTCGTTGTATTGAGAATCAATTTTGTTAACCGAAAAATTGTTCATTATCCAAGTCTTGTCGATACGACGCAGAAACTCTTCCAATGCCTTAAGCAAGCTCTCTTCATCTATCGGAAGCGGCACTGTTTTGTGACTTCTAGCAAAAGAAATCTTCTTTAGGATAGAGTTCATAGCCTTTGCATCCTTGGGTTGCCAATAATAGGCGGAGTCATAGAGTTCTTGGTAATACTTCTCGAATATTTGCCGTCCCTTGTGGCAGATGGTAAACTCTTTCGGTTTCGATTTCCTCATGCGCGCGCTAGAAGGAGAAGATAATTTTATATTATCTTCCCGTTCCGTAGGAACGGAATATATATTCTTTGAAGGGTTTGGGGAACTTTCTTTGGACTCTGGCATTTGCTTAGCATTTGCTAGAGATTCGCTAGCATTTGCTAGAATATCTGTAGCATTTGCTAGAGATTCGCTAGCATTTGCTTGGCATTTGCTAGAAGATTCCTTAGCATTTGCTACGAAATTTCTAGCCTTTGCTGCACCTCCGGCACGACCGGCTCTAGCTCTAGCTTCGCTGACTTTTCTTGCCTGCTCGATAGTGTCCGAAAGTTCCTTAGAATAGAAATACTCTTCCTCAACCTCAAATAAATCAAAATCCTCAACTACAGATTGCACCACGGAAACATCAACACGCATCTCATAAGCTATCATAGAATAATCCTTTGACAGCTTATGATCCTCGTCTTCCTCCAATAGTTGCATAAGAGCAACGTAGATGCCGTAGGCAGCTATGCCGTGCTTCACCCTTGCTCTCATTACTTCTGGAGAATCACTATTTCTGATGCAATTATATTTCATAATCTTATTGGTTCAAGTCCTCGTTCTTAATAAAGCATATCTTACCTCGCTTTATACTATTTGCCAGGGAGTCAACTTCTGTCTGTAACTTACTGTAAACAGCACTTTGCTGCTTAGAGATAAAATTGTGGATAGAAGGGCTAATCTTTAAAGCTATAGAAGCCATCCCCTCCAAAATCTTAAACTCACGATACAACACACCTGCCGACTTGAACTGTTTGTCCAAGCCTACCAAGAACGTTCTGTAGTCCTTGATTCCTTCAAAATCTCTGAGAAATTCCGTCTCTTCCATATTGTATAATATTTTAATTGTTACTATTATTTCCTCTTTAATGCAAAATTACGAAATCATTCTGATATATGCAAAAGAATTAAGTTAAATATTCAAAAATACCAAAATATATTTGAATATATATTTGGCTATCTCGATATTTTTTAGTACCTTTGCAACAAGTTTTTTCCATAGCGTCTGTTAAAAAAGAATGCTATAGGATTCCTCTTTAGCCTGCTGGTGAGCGGGCTTTTTTTATGGGATTTATTTGGCAATTTGAAAATAATTCATTACCTTTGCAAACAAATCCCTTTAAAGTATAATCTTTATAGGATTTTAATTGGTTCAAGTCCTCGGTGTTGTGAAACACTGGGGACTTATATTTTTTACAGATTAACGGTGATACCTTTCTCATAACTCAGTCTCTTTACTTCATTAGTATAATACTTAATCATTTTCTCCAACTCATCGTCATCCCATTTCTTGATGGAGTGAGCACGCTCTCGTAGGGTAGAAAATCGGGAAACACCAATCTTCTTTATCAGATTCTCCTGGTAGTATATAAGATGGTCTGACTTCACTCTGTTGCACCCGATACATTCTGCATTACAGTTGTCTTCGTCGAATCGGGTGGCCATGTTGGAACGTCCGAAGAAATGACCGCAATCAAGCTCTCTGTACGGCTTTATCTTTCCGCAGCTGATACATTGTCCCATACCGCTTGGCATGCAGTCTCTCAGACGAATATACAATGCAAACACCTTGTCTAGTCTCTTGACTAAATCCGGCTTACTCTTCTTTCTCTTTTTGGGAGCAGAAGGAGATTTCTTCTTTTTATTATAAAATGGAAACATTTCTTTTGAATTTACATACAACATATTTATCCGTCATTTTCACAAAATCAATACATAAACGGCAAGCTAAACTTCCTACATAAATTGGGTCTTGTGTAAATACTCCCTTCATGCAATGCGGACAGAGAGTTAAATACTCAGTTCCTAATGCGGAATCTCTTTGATCATATTCAATAATCTCATTTAAAACGCTCATCTTAGTACAACATTAGTTAATTGTGTTCCTCTGGAATACACCGCCCATTTCGTGGTTCCTGGAGGTCTGCTAATAAAGAGGTCTGCGACATTTCCGAACCGACTATAATTGCCCGACAAGTCAACTATCCACCCATCCTTGCCTTCAAAAGGTCTGATAGCGCGACCTACCATCTGGTAGTAGAGCCCGAGAGATTTCGTCGGGCGTGCCAAGACAACGGTGTCTAGAGCAGGATAGTCAAATCCCGTAGTCAGTACACCAACGTTGGCAACAACCTTTATTTCTCTCCTCTTAAATCCTTCGAGAATGGCTTCACGCTCCTTTTTAGGCGTTTCTCCTGTCACGATAGCGGCATTGATCCTGAGTGATTGAAGCTTATCAACCAACTGCCTGGCCTCCTTTGTGAAAGCAGTAAATACAAGTACCCCCTTTCTAGGTATGCCGCTTTTAGGCTGCAGAACCTTGACTACTGTATTTGATAACTTATCATAGAATCCACAACGCTCGTACTCTGCTAGGAGACTTCTTTCATCATAATCTGCACCGGTGAAATTGCTTCTGACTCTTCTTAAATCCAATTCTGTCAAATCATAATAATGCAAGTCTGCAAGATAACCTTTGGAAAGCAGCTCTCCAATCTGACAACAATAGATGACCTTTGAAAATATTCTAGGTCTGACTCTCGTGAGGAACTTCAAGATGGAACCTCCTTCGGCACGATCAAGACGGTATGGTGTGGCTGTTAACCCAACAACCTGTCTGTTCTTCGCTTCTATGAACTGCTTGTATTGCCCTGACTTCGAGTTTACATAATGACATTCGTCAATTATGATGTTCTTGAAACAATCGAAGTCTGACATATGGTTCATCACGCTTCCGATGGTGGCAAAGGTTATTCTGTTTATATCCTTACATCCTACAGAGGCACTATAGCAACCGCAATCGAAGATACCATAGCTTTGCAGCTTGGCAAAGTTCTGCTGAAGAATTTCCTTACTGGGCTGAAAGACTAACAGCGGTCCTTCCAGACGAGAGGCAATATCTGCTATCACCAAACTCTTTCCTGCACCCGTAGGCAGGATAACCAATCCGTTCTTGTCAGCCTTGCTAGTGAACAGCCTTACGGCTGCATCACTAGCTTGCTTTTGATAATTTCTAAGCGTGTACTTCATTACTCGCCGAATGGTAATTCATCATCGTCATCATCTGAAGACTGCTCTGACTGAGCCTCTTCTTTTGGCTGCTCCTCTTCCGGGAACTCCAATCCGAAGACCTCCTTCATACTCTCGCGATTCTTGACCTCGTTAGCCCAAATCTCAGAACGGTCTGGGATAGCATAAGCCTTTGCGAGCAGGAACTTCTCAGAATTTACATCCCAGTTATATACGAGATAATAACCTGCCAATGCAATACAGAACACGTCCTTTGACTTAAGACGCATATCAACAGTTCCCTGACGCACCTCAGCGGCATATTTGGCAACATCCATAAGGACAGAAGCATAAGCCTCTTCTGCGTCCTTCTTCATCTTCTTGGCTTTTTCCAAAGCCTCCTCCAATTCCAGCTTGCGAGCTGGCACCACGTTCTCTTCGAGTGTGCAATACTCCTCTCTGATGTTCTTCTTCTCGAAATCATCAAGGAAACGTGTAACCAACTCATTGTCAGGGAAGGTCGCCGTGAAGTGCTTTCCGACAAACTTAAGGATGTCTGCCTTATTCTTCAAAGGCTTCTCTCCGCAAAGGTTTTCCTTACTCAAAGCAAGGAAGTCTAACTCCAAAGGAAAAATGTCCTTAACACCATCCTCTAATACAAACTCAATGTTTGCTGGAACATAATTTTTCAAATCTGATTTCATAATTATAAATACTTTTCATATAATGCTATCTGTTTCTGAGCTTCAAGCAAGGCTGCTTCTTCATTAGGTTCGGGTATATACAACCCTGCAACCATACTTGAATAGTTCCGAAACTTCTCGATAGCGTCTGTTAATTCTTTTGTGTCAAGGTCAGCCGTACTTCTCCAATAGGTTACAGGCTGTCCTCTTCTGTTTGTTCTCTGCTTCGCAAAGATTTCTCTGTTTACTATCTGCTTGAAAATGTTATACTTCACATATTCTTCATCGTAGCCGAACTCTGATGCGAAATACTGAAGGCAAACGTGCAGATAGCTGTTTTGGGCAAGGGAACGTGGACGGTGCTTTTTCTTCACCTCCACGATAAAACCCTTTCCGCTTTTCAAGGCATCCATGTAAAGACCATTGCAATAGTCCTTATAGTCTGCCCTGTCCTTGTCATTGTTGAGATTGAAAATCATAACTAGAATGGCAAGTCATCATCTTTGCCCGGCTGCGGTGCCGGTGACTGAGCACCTTGCGGCTGCGGTGGTGGAGGTGCTTGCTGCTGCGTCTGGCTACCTCTCTGATACTTCTCTATCTTGTAACCCGAAATGGTATTGAAATACTTTACCGGGTCATTTGCACTCTTCTGATACTTGGTACCTTGAAGAGCAAAAGATATGGTAACAATCTCACCAACCGCAAAAGCCGCAGGATCATCCACGTGCTTTCCGCTGAACTCAAAACTTGGGTAGTTCTCGTACACATCTCCGTAATTCGAGTGTGTACAGTTAAGAACCACAACTCTCTTTCTGAACGGCTCTCCACCGCTCTTGCTGGGTATTTCCTCGACATTGCCGATTAGCAATACCCTTCCTGTCATTGTATTAGCCATCTGATTCTGTTAATGGTAAATATGGTAATAATTCTCTCATTTCTACCCATTTGAGGAAGTCTCGCAATAGCGCATGATTCTTGTCTTCCATACCTGGGTATCTGTAACAAGTGATTGCTGGCTCGTAAGGAGTAAGCTTAAGGCCTCTGACGTCACCCTTGTGCTTATCCTTATTGTAGCCCTCAAAGACAAAAATGTCAAAATGGAACACATCAGCTTCAAATAACTCTAGGTAAAGCTGCCATTGGCAACTGTCTATATAGTCTTTGTCTGATACCGGTCCGTACTTAGTCTTGATGTCTCTTATCTCTAGTCCGTCAATCATATCGGCACATCCCGTGATAACGGCATCGCCGAAATCCTTGTGTTCACGAACCTCATGAAAGGCGCCAGGATGCTCATTCCTGTATTTCAAAGCAACCTTGCATTGTGGAATGTCGAGAATCGCTTCACCTTCATCAAAGACAAACCTTCTTCCCTTTGGAACGGGTTCTGTCTTATCTTTCTTGTAATAGGTGAAATGACGAACACCTTCTGGCTCCTTGAAGCAATGGGGACTGCCAGTCTCCACGATGGAGTGAAAGGCAGTTCCTATTCTTGTGTAATCGTTGCCCTCAAACTTCTTTGTGATATTGTCTATAACGTCCTGCTCTGTAACGTAAGCATATTCGCCAGACATATACCGTCTGAAGCTCTCTAGCTGGGTAACTCTAATCAAAGGCTTCATCATGCTGCATCCTCGTGCTTGACGAACTTCTTGCCCTTCTTGTCAAAGTCAATGCCCTTGGCAGCAAGTTCCTTGATCATCTGATTCATGAATGCCTTCTGATGAATCTTGTTCAATCCGTGAGCTACCTCGATGAGCGCATTTGCATCATCTACAGTCTCCACGGCTGCAAGCTTCTTTCGGGCATCATCAACGGCTTCCTGCGCCTTAGCCTGAGCATCAGACTTATTCACGATGGCTTTCTTCACCTTCTTGATGATGTCCGCCATACAAGTATCAAACTCTTCTGTTCCGTAAGCTGGAATCCAAGTGTCCTGCAGGTCTGCAACATTCTTACCTACACGATTGTCCTGTGGCTCGAACTTGATGACACGATTGCCGTTCTCCTTGCAGATGTAACCTACCTGGTCCGCAATACGGATGAGCAAGTCCTTGCTCTGTCCTGTACAGTCTGGAGAATGCTTGATGTAGTCTCCCTCCTGTGTCTCCTTGTCGTGGCAGATGAAGATGATGTCTGAATTGTTTGAACGGAGAATGCCGACAAACTGCTTGAACAATTCTCCCATCACACCATATCGCTTCAATGAGTTAGTTCCCAGCTTAGGGTCTTGCTGAATAGCAAAAGCGTTGAGATAGTCATCGAGCATAGCCTTGGCAGTATCTACTACGATGGTCTTACACTCGCTGATCAAACCTGGCTTCCAAACCTGCTTGCCATCCTCAACAACGTAGGAACCGATAACCTCTGCGTTGTAGATGTCCTCCCAGCGTGAAGCCGTGACAACAATGTCTGGGCGCTGGACGGCACGGTCAAAGCCGCGGTCGGTGTCGATGAGTAAAGGACTGTTGGCTGTAGTAGCCAAAGATGTCTTACCGGTACCTGGAGTACCATAGAGTACGATAATCACTGGACGCTCTGTAACAACGTCATTCTTTCTAATAATTGGCATAATCTAATATTTAATTGTTGAACAAATTATTCTTATTCGCATAGGCTATAAACTCAGAGAGCTTATGTATTCCTAGTTTTACATACACAGACTTAACGTGCTGGTGTATCGTGTTCGGAGAGTTGAATAACTCCGCTGCCGCCTCCTGCTCGCTTCGTCCCTCGTAAAGCAGTTTCATCACACGCAGCTCCGCAGTAGAGAGATTAGCATTAAACCTTGGCAAACATACGATACCTTCATAAGGACATTCACCACGCATTGGACATTCGACCTTCTCGAAGTTGAACTTTCCATCCTTGTCAACATCGACAACATCAAAAGCTGTAGTGTCGAGTCGACAAAAATTGCATTTGCAAAATCGGCGCATCATGAGGTACTGGTAGTAACTCTCGTTAGGTGCACTCTTGGAATAAATCTTCTCCAACGCCTTGTAGGCTTCCGGATAGCAAGCACGAACCTTTTCCAGAATATATTTCGCTAACTCCGTATGAGTCTCGTCAACGATGAAATTCTTTCCGTCTGAAGTCTTACACCATAGCTCATCCTCGAACATATAGAACTCTAATTCTTCCATAGGTCCTCCTCGCTAATGCCCGTTAGCTTACATAATATTTCTACGTGGATATGCTGCTGTGGCTTCACACCATATAGAACCCAATTTCTAACTGTCTGCTCGGTAACCTTGCAGCGTTTAGCAACTTCCGTGATGAAGTCGTATCGTGGGGCGCTTCTCAAAGGCAACCCCTGATAATAACCTTTTAAGGTCATTTTTTGAGATTTTTCCTCAAAAGTGTTTGATGTTTGAATATTTTCCATTATCTTTGCACTATGTTTTATATCTTTATGCAAAGATATAAATATATTCTGATATATGCAAATATATCGAAGATATTTAGTCAAATTTAACAAATTTATACAGATATGTTCAAATATAAAGAATTCAGAAAGGCTCACGGACTGTTTCAGTCCAAGCTGGCAGAGATTATGGGAATTTCCCAATCTAACATTTCGAGATACGAATCAGAGGGTATAGACCCAACGCCTGCGCAGTTTCAAAAACTGTACGATGAGTATGGCGAGGAAGAGGTCAAGGCTTTCGAGATAGAGCCTTCTCCATTCGTAAACGCAGAGAACAATGTGAACAATGGCTCCGGTAATCAGAACAACGGAATCCAAAATGATGCCGATTTGATTGAGATTATCAAAAAGCAGACCGAGGCGATAACAAAACATGTAGAGAGGCAGGACGAAATCAATTCACGTCTAATGGACTTACTTGAAAAAATGGCGTTGAAATGAAATTGAATATTCCCGATCGTGCCCTGGATATAAGCGACAGATTCTTCAAGGCGCTTGACGTCCTCAAAGACCAAAGAAGAATAAAGGGCTTACAGACTTTCACAAGAGAGTTCGGTCTGAACTACGGAAATATGAATACTCTAAAGCATAACAGAGATAAGCGCACCCTGCGTGTCGAGCATCTTGCTTATCTTGCTGAAGGGTATGGTGTGTCGTGTGAGTGGCTGTTGTTAGGTACAGGGCCAATGTTTATACGAAAGAGTTCCAGAAACGAAGAATCTCAGAACCCTTAAAGCGTTGCCCGTGTATTTTCTGCACAGTCTTTATGTACCCTGCGTTTACATATGAACGTAGGGTATTGCGATGTATGCCCAACAGTTCGCAAGTCTCCGATATCGTATATCGGGCAGTTGGGTCTATATTTGGCTGAATCGATGTAACCATGTTAAATAGTCTAAAAGTGTGCTAGAATAAAGGGATTTCTTTATATCTTTGCACTATGTTATAAATTCAAACGCAAAGATAAATGAAAAAGTTGATATATCAAAATATATGTGGATATATTTAAATATATTTAATATTTCTGCATATTGGGTAACTCGAAAAAATAGCGTGCTTGCAAATAGCTTGCAAATTAAAAATCGGGTCTCTGTAATTAGTTAGTGTTAAGGTAGTTATACCGAAAAGCTTCACATCTGGAAAGCGTGTATTCCCCTAAAGGGAATCGGGGGTTCGAATCCCCCTCTTTCC